CTCATGATGGTCAAAGGGTGATTCTGGCCCATGATGCTTCCGCGTTAGATCAACATATTGGAGTCCGTCATCGTGAAATTTGGCGGGAAGTACTGCTAGCGGTCTTACAAGACTTTCAACATCCAGACTACGCCGAAATATTCTCGGCTGAAGGAGTGGACCATGTTCCAACGTTCTATGAACTAGCATCTTCAGTGCTGTCCTCCTGGGATGACTGCTGGTTTTCAGTAGTGATACAAGGCGCTCCCTCGCAGCTGATCCACACCGACACGCAGCCATCAGGAGCCAAGACTACTGCATCTGATAATACTGTTGTGACGATGGCTATGCTGAGGTACATCGAGCATCATACCGGATTAGCCCACCTTCAGAGGCTGGTGTGGGGTGATGATTGCGTAATCACTATCAAAGTTACTGAAGATGCAGATATCGTAGATATCATCGAAACTCAGGAAAAGCTGGCCAACAGTACTGGACAACGACTAGGCACCATCAAGGATTCGACAAGTGGTAGAATAGTACACTTCCTCCAAGTAATGTACTTGGCAGGTCAGGCCACATATCGTCGCATGTCCTATGACCATGAGAACGCTCAGATAGCCGAAAGAACTCCTGGACAGGTAGGAGAATACTTAGATAAGGCCACGAAACTGGCATCCCGTGGAGGAAACGCTGTACTGCTGAACATGTTACAGTTAATCACATTAGCTAATGGGTGCAGATCAACCATTTTCGGTAGGCAGGCGACTACAAACTTCGTGTCAATGGCCGCCCCAGGCGGCCTTACGAATAGGGTTCTGATGGGCTTCTCCCAACCAAACTCCCGCTTATATCTCGAGCTAAATCATGGGATGATAACGGGAGATGACGAACCAGTGATGATCGATAGTGCCGTTGCTCTCCAAGCCCCATTGCGAATCGGTACCAGAGTAATGAATGCCGTGCGAACACGCGAGGTGGGGGTCTCTATTGGGTCGCAGAACATCGTTAATGCATCATCGCGGAATCCATTCACCATGAATGAGCTAATAAACTCGGCTACAAATAAGCTGATAGACATGACACGACTGGCGTCATCACAACGGGTTAGTGGATCAGATCGCGAAACGTTTGAAAGGTTAGATTTAACTCATCACGGGTTAGAGAAGGCCGTATTCAACGGTGGCGCTATCGCATTGGGCAATGTACTAAGAGAGAAGCGTCTAAAACCCAAGTTCAAGGAGGAAGCACTATTAAGATCAGGAATGATTGGCGATCGCAGTGGTGTACGTACGGATCGTGCGCAGCAGCTTTCAACCCTACATCGTGGGTTCAGAGTTGGTGAGAGAAAACTGACTTTCAGCTTCGACTCGGGATATATAATGTACCTGCCATCCACAATAACTCCAGACTCATCTAAG